TTCAAGAGATAACATGGGCTAAACGCAGCCGCATAATTCAGAAACACACGAAGTATCATCCGATAACAGGCCAGATAATGAACAGCGACTATATAGCGATTCAAGCAGAAACCATATGGGCTTCTCTTAAGGAGCAGCCAGCAAACAAGCCTATAACCCTTGAAAAGTTGCTCAGCGAAGAAGATGGTATTCCAATAGGCTTAGGCGAGCTTTTCAGTCAAGTCGTTAACAGGCTCTGCGGCATCACAGTTGAAGAAACTCGTTTTTTATCGGAGCCGTCAGAAGAGGAAAGCCTCACCCAGCAATCACAGACTTCAGGCTTTGCAAAGAGTTTGGGTGGACACCAAACCAGCTCAAAAAGCAACCAGCCAAAACAATCCAGCAGTTCATCGTGATTCTGAATGAGTTAGATAGGCAGACGAAGGAAGAGCGCGAAAAGGCGGAAAGAGAGGCGAAGTGGCGTGGGCGTTGAAGTCAGCATCGACATAGAAGGCGTTGAGAAGTTCAAGGCAGTCATGCAAAGGCTTGACTCTGGTATGCAAAGATATGTGCATAGGCAGCTTACCAGGTGGGCTGCAGATGTCAAAGCCTTAGCCAGAAGAATTGTTCCAGTTCGAACGGGTCATCTACGTAGCTCAATCTATGCCAAAATTCAAGGATGGGTTGCGGAGATAGGAGCTGAAGCCACATACGCCATATTTGTGGAATTTGGCACACGCTACATGCGAGCGAGGCCATACCTTTACCCTGCTATTCAGCGCTATCTACCTCAGCTTGAAGGCATAATTTCTGAGGCTATTGAAAGCGCTAAAAGAGAGGCTGGATTCTAATGGCATTTAGAGAAATTGTTGTCACTGTTAGTGCGGTTAACCGAGCAAGTGCACAGTTTAGTCGCATACAAACCGATGCTGAAGCATTGTCGGCGCGAATTAAGAGTCTGGGAGCTGCTTTTGCGGGTCTTGGCGCTACGGGTGTAGCTATCGGAAGCATTGCTCATCAAATGGGCTTACTAAACAATGAGCAAGCTAAGGTTTTCAATTCAGCTATGGCAGTCGTCTCAGTTATGGGCATGTTCATGCGAACCGCTTGGGGAGTAGCTGTTGCTCAGAAAATCTATGCGGCTGCAACCTGGATAGCAACAGCAGCTCAGAACGCCTTGAACATTAGCTATGCAACTTTCTTAGCTCTCACCGGAGTGGGCATTGCAGTGATTATTGCAGCTGCGGCTGCTATGTGGCATTTCGCCTCTCAAATGAACGCTGCAACCGCTTCAGTAAGGGAATACAATGCTGCCGTTTCTGAAATGCCTACATATACTCGTAGTATTCGCCGCGCTGGGGAAGAAGAGCTGTACCGCAAAGGTGTGGAATATTGAGCGTAACCTTACCTGTTTGTGCTATTGTTTTCGGTTCTGTCACGCCACCTCAAAGTGACGTTTTAGAGTTGAAAGTGCATTTAGGCGCAACCAAAGAAGTCTCAAGCTTCAATTGTTTACTCAAAAACTTTGACAAAAAGTATAGCCCTGGCGGAACCTATCCCATCAACGTGAGCGATGACGGAAGCATTAGCATTGGGAGAGGCGCTAACTGTCCTTTAATTGCCACAATTACAGTTGAGGAAATCCGAGCTATATCAAACGCACTCGGAGAAAACTACATGCGGGTTCTGGGACGTTGCTGGGGAGAGCGCCTCTTTAGAAAAGTCCTGACTAAAACTTATGAAAATCAAAAAGGTGAAGCCATTGTTAAAGACTTAATTGACTATTATGTTGGGCTAAGCCATGTCCGTGACTCAACCGAGCTTATTGAGGACACAGACACCACTTATACAAAGCTGGAATATGAAAACACACCGGTCTTTGACATCTTAAAGTATATTGCTTCCTCAGCCGACAAAGCAGGCGTCATAGGTTTCGATTTTAGGGTGGCACCAGACGGAAAGTTTGAATTTTTTCCACGCAACAGCAAAACATCATCTGTGAGTCTCTCTGAGCGTCTCGAAGTCAGCGAATATCGCAAAAGCATTTTTCGTAAGAGAGATAAAATCTACGTTTTTGGAGCAGCAGAAAAGAAATATCCGCTTGACGGGGACTCTTGGACCGAAACATTGGACATTAACAATGACACAATAAACGATTGGCAGAGCGGAGGTGGCACTGGAAGCGTTTCGCTTGCTACTGACCAGGTAGCTGTTGGCACCTACAGTATAAAGCACACTACAAACACGCCTGACTACTACGGACGCTTACGCTTAATCATCCCGTCTGGCTATCAACCCAACCTCAACAAGTATCCAACCATTCAATTCCAGATAAACCGTGAATCAGGTTTCAGCAACGAAGCCAACTTAATTCTTATGGATAACACTGGAAAATGGGCAACTCGTTGGTATAATATTCCCCAAGAAGACCAGTGGCATCTAATTAAAATTAACGCAGGCAAAAAATACGAAAACGAATGGAACTGGGTAGACGATGGCTTCAACTGGGAGATAATCAACGAAATCCTTTGGGATGTACATTTTCCAGGAACTGGAACAGGCTCTTTCTGGGTTGACAACCTCTTTTTTGACCATGCCCGATGGAGTGCCACCTATGGAACTGGGCAAAGAGAGCTTGCAGAAACAGATGAGGAACTACACAGCGATGACGAATGCTTGTTGAGAGCTAAAGCGCTATATGATTATCTAAGCAGCCCAGCCGAATACATTAAGGTTAGAAGCGATGTCATCGACTATGGCAACACACCAATTTTGGCTGGAGACCGCATCTGGGTTACTTTGCCAAACGAAAACGTTGACGGGTACTACCGCGTAATCAGCGCTGAATATCATCTTAGAGCAAGAGACCAAACGTTAGAAATCACTTTGGAGTTAGGGAAAGAGCCCATGCTTCTCGCAGACTACCTGTACGCCTTGAGGAGGAAAACTGGAAGTCTTTCACGCTACAAAATCGGAAGGATATAGCATGAACAAGCAGGTTTTAAAGCAGATAAAGACCTTGCAACCAGGAGACCTAATTCGCGTCGAGTGGACAGATGCAAGCATAGGAAAAAGCTTGGCTTCGGGCACAGACGTTGATATTCCGGTTAAAAGCTGGGGAATATTCGTCGCTGTTCTCGGCAAGAGAAACAAACACATTGTTTTGGCTCAGAACCATTTTGAATATTCCAACGGCTTATATGACGTCGATTACACGGCTATTCCGATAAGTTGGGCTCTTAACATCATCGTTATTTCGGAACAGGAAGTAACCAGCAAAGAAGCAGCATTACTTTTGAAGTCATTTCTTGCTGGACGGTGTCGCACTTTGAAGAGGAGAACCACAAATCATGCGAGGATGGATAAAGAAGGCGCTAACGCGAAGGATATCCGTTAAACGAAGAACGATTGAAGTTGAACCGAGCAGTCGCCTCCTTTATGGCATGTACTTTGCCATTGCTGCTTTGATCTCCTTGACAATCCTTGAGGCGACGTACATCCTTGTCCTTCACAGTTTCAGCAACGAAATCTTCTCTGCAATCACTGGCTTAATCGGAACAATAGTCGGCGTTTTGCTAACTGCAAAAGGATAGGGGAGGGGGTAGGTGAAAACCATTAGCCATAGGCTAATAATTCTTGCGAGACGAACACGAAGACGCGTCAAAACCGACATGCAAAGAGTTCGCCTGAAACTTTTGGCTGATTTAGAATCCATGTTTGACATGGCTAAGACTCATGCAACCGACGAGGATCTCAAACCTAAACAGCGACAGATTTGGACCCGGATTGCAGCATACATCGGCCAAGTCATGAACAGCCTAAGTAAGGCTTTCGATGAAGCCGCCGTAACAAAGGACCTTGAAGAGTTAGAGAGGATGATACGTGAAGCAATGGCAAAAAAGAAAGATAAAGGAACTTAAGCAGCAGTTGCAGCAACATTTAGAGGCTGAAAAACGTAAGATTCCGAGAGACTTCGTTGAATTTTGCAAGCATATGTTAAGGCTGAAACTTACGACTTACCAACTTGAGGCTGTCAAACTTTTAGAAAAACATGATTCCGTAGCGTTAAGATGGTGTCGGCAGAGCGGAAAGACGCATTTGATTGCAGCTTGGCTTCTACATTTCGCCCTCACCCATGATGATGCCCAAATCGTAATTGTGGGACCCAGCTGGCGTCAAACAAAAATTCCAATCACGAAAATCAATGGTTTCCTAACCAAAATACCGAGAGGATACTATTACAAACTACAACAAACCATGGTGCGACTGAAAAACGGAAGCCAGATACTGGCGCTACCAAACAACCCAGCGACTATACGCGGCTTCACGCTTTCAGTCGTTTACGCCGACGAATTCAACTACATTCCCAATGACAACGACATGTACGACGCCATCAGCTTTACACTCGCGACGACTGGAGGCAAATTCATCTGCAGCAGCACACCAGGCTCAACAGACAGCCTTTTCTGGCGAATTTTCAACCGACCAGAGTTTACAAGGTTTGCTAAACACCATGTTACCTGGGAGCAAGCTGTTGAGCCAAACGGACCCTTGAAAAAGAGATGGCTTGAATTCAAACGCAAAGAATACGAGGGGGACCCTTGGCGCTGGAAACGCGAGATGGAAGCAGAATGGAGCGAAGATGAAGCTGTTTGGTTGCCTTTATCTTTGATCACGAAATGCATAGACAGCGAATTAGAGCTCTGGGATTTTGAAGACATCCACAGAGGCAAATTCCTCGGCGGCTTAGACTTAGGCAAACTCCAAGATTACTCAGCCTTCGTTGTTGTGGAAGAAGTTGAAGGAAAATATCTCCTACGCCATGTGAAGGTGTTCCCGCTTGGAACGAAATACGCAACTGTGATAGGCTACGTTAAAACCTTATGCGACCGTTGGCACTATTTCAACAGAATTCGAGTTGATGTCACAGGCGTAGGAGAATACATTGTTGAAGACATGGAGAACGCTGGCATAGAAGAGGTTGAAGGCGTCACTTTCACGGCTCCAAGAAAACAAGAATTGGCAAGTCTGCTCAAGCAACGCATGCTCAATGGGGTCTACCGTTTTCCCTACGCAGACATTCAGGTCTCGCCGACTAAAAAACTGAGCTACGTTGCAGAACTGAACGTTGAGCGGTTTGAACTAAAGAAAGACGGAAGCCTACGATTCTCTCACCCTCAAAACCAACACGACGACGTTTTCTGGGCAACAGCATTGGCACTCTACTGCTCCGTAAAAATGACCCCCGAACCTTACTTGGCGGTGATTCCAAGATGAAAAAACGTGAGCTTTTCCGAATCTGCAAGTACGCCCGCAGATACGACAAAACAGAAGGCAAGTTCATAATCGATATAGGCTATGAAACAGTAACCGAAATAACGCCAAGAACAATCGGTGTGGCTGAAGCCTTCGGCTTAGGAATGGATCAGCACGAAAAATTCGTTATTTACGATGATGTTGAGCTTAAGATAGGACCTATCGACATCGTTTATATCACTGGTGACAGCGGCTCAGGCAAAAGCGTGCTTCTGAGAGCCATGAAAAAAGACCTTGGCCGAGAAGCTCTCGACATGGCGGATATCCAAGTGGACCCAGATAAGCCCTTGATCGATACGGTTGGCAAAACCCTAAGCGAAGGGCTTGAGCTATTAAGCAAGGCTGGGTTAAACGATGCTTTTCTCTTTGTAAGGCGTTTCCGAGAGCTCAGTGACGGCCAGAAATACCGTTACAAAATAGCTAAGCTTATGGAGAGCGGGAAACAGTGGTGGATAGCCGATGAGTTCTGTAGCACGCTTGACAGAGACACAGCAAAGATCGTGGCTTTTAACCTGCAAAAGCTCGCGCGAAAAGGCAGTAAAGCCGTAATAGTCGCAACAACTCACACAGACCTTTTTGAAGATTTAAAACCAAGCGTGCACATCCATAAGCGGTTCGGAAAAGAGATCAGTGTAAACTATTATCCGAACGAACTGAACCGTGAATGTAGCCTCATCAAGGAGATGCGAATTGAAGAGGGCTCGGTTAAGGATTGGAGAGAACTTGCGAGCTTTCATTACCGTAGCCATAGAATAGCTGCTCCGAGAAAGATCTTCTGTCTTAAACGTGGAGATGAATTGTGCGGCGTTATCGCTTACTGTTATCCACCTGCAGCATGTTTTGGGCGTTCGCGTGTTCTACCAAAAATGTCAATCCAAGAGCTGAATGAAAAATTAAATATAATTAGTCGAGTTGTGGTGCATCCTAAATATCGCACCATAGGCTTAGGCACCAAGTTAGTCAGAGAAACCTTAGCTCTTGCTGGGACCCCCTTCGTGGAAATGGTTGCCGTGATGGCTAAGTATAATCCGTTTGCAGAGAGGGCGGGTATGGAGAAAATAGTTGAGCAGCCTCCAGCAAGAGAGGCTTTGGCAATTGCAGAAACGCTATCACGGTTAGGCTTTAACATTCAATTTTTAGGAAGCGAAAAATACGTTCTTAACAAATTGCAAACTCTAAAAGATGAAGATGTTACCCGAATAAGAGAAGCCTTTATTCAAAACAACACTCCACGATTTATGAAATACTTTTTCACCCATAAGCCTTACGGCAAACAGAAACTCTTCGCTGAAAAACTTATGAAAACGAGCCTGGAAAGGCTCGCGCATTTAATAAAAGTTTGTGGCTTGTTGCTGCAAACTAAAGTTTACTTATTTTGGAAAAACGAGCACGCGCTTAAGGTGTAGGGCTGGAGATTTGTTTCAATCTCTTTTCAAGATGAGAAATGGGCACCAAATTTCTGATGGCATCCCTGGCTGTGAAAAACGCATCAGAAAATTGTTTCCATCTTATATTCATTGTATAGTTGGGATTTCTTACCTTTCGAGAAATTTCTATACTCACCATTCTAAATTCTCCTCGGACTGCGGAAATTTCCTTTTCTATTGATTTCAGCCAAATAGCGTTGTTCTGTTCCACTTGTTCCCATTTGTCCTTGACTGCCAAAACCTGTCTGTTGAATTGCCTTACTGATGTTGGTGGAGAATTAGCGTATTGATTTAAGACGTTGAAACAGATAGACATGGCTTCGTAAGTCTGAGTTAAAGCATCAAGACATCTTCCAAACAACTGCCTAACAATCTTTTCGTCTTGCTCCACCTTAGCTCTTTTTAGTTCAAACCAATGTACGATGTATACGGTTAAGAGTGCCAGCACTATAGGAAGTACGGCTTTTTCCAATATCTCAATTGCCATGTTCAGAATCTCGACTGATATAGCCATGCAGTTTCATACTATAAAAAGAATTTTTATCTTTTTCGTACCTATCCCAATTTCAAGGCTTTTCTTTAGAACTGACAAGCAGTACATTTTGTTAATGGCTGGTTCGCCCACGAAGAGAACGCAAGAAGCTACCCGTCTTCTTTTTTATCTTTATAAATAATTGTTCGGCGTCCTCACGTGCGCTCCAAAACAGATTTACTCCAAATAAAATCCATGAAGCCTTGTAGAGCAAATTGTGTATAGATCGAAATAAAGGTGGAGTGAGCCAACCTCCTACGACTGCTCTCTCACCGGTAGGCTGAATAAGAAAGTGTCCATCCCCATAAACTATTGGCATAGAAAACGAGAACACGTAATAATCCAGAAGGACAATAATGGGAAGAATAAATATACATAATGTTGCCAAGACAATTTGCGATTTTGGTTCTTTGGCTTTAATAGCCTTAAAATACGTTAGGCTTAGTGCAAACAACAATGTAATTACAGTCATAGTTCTGCTTGCAGAAAGAAACTCTCTTGAAAACAGTCGAAAGTGATCTAATTGAGCGATATTATAACCTATCGCTGACAAGTCAGTGGGAGGTATCTCTGTATTTTCAGGTGTGAAAAGTATCTTTGGATTTTGTATCGAAGCAGTGATAACCATAAGAGGCCCGAAAAACCAAGTTATAATGGCTAACATTAGCAATAGAACAAAAGGAAAGTTCTCTTTTCTAATGTATGGTCTTGTGAATTGCAATAAAAACAAAAACAATGAGATCATTAATACTCCTATGAATGATGAAACTAAAACAAGGTTTGCCAAGTCAAAACATTCTGTTATAAGGTTGTTGATGAAACTGTATCCATGCAATTCATATGCAACTACGTAGGCTCCTAATGTAGATGAAAAATAACGAGTTTCGTAGACTCGTTCAATGGTAAATGCAAAAAATATCCCTACGTAGGTTCCAAGAGGGAAGCTTATAGCTTTCAGAAAAAAATCATCAGTCTTCTTGATAGACATGTTCTTTCAAATATCCTAATGCAAGAACGATTTTAATCTTTTAGGGTACATGCATGTGTTCTTAACGTATCCAAACTATTCAGAAAGCTCTGAAAAGTTCCGACCATGATTTTTTAAAGCGCAGTAAATACATGTATTTACAAAAAGGGGAAAAAGGAAATGCCTAAACCCGGCTACGGAGCCATAACCATACCTTTAACTCTCAAAGAACAGTTAACGGCAATGGCTAAAGCTTCAAGCCTAAGCGTTCCAAAACTCCTCGAACAACTCATCAATGACTTAAGATCCTCTGGCGTAGGCCTCCGCGGGTTCAAATCCCGCCCCCCGCACCACCCCGTTTTTGAAAAGCAGCTTGAAACGGGCTTTTCTGCTGGGCTCTGTTGTGTTA